GAAGATGAAGAAGATGAAGAAGACGAAGAAATGCCAATGAAGAAAAAGAAACTGAAGAAGGTTGAAGCAGAAGCCGAAGTGACAGACGAGCGTGTAGAAATTCCTACCGAAGTCTACGACTACATTGAAGCGCTGGAATCAGCAAACGCCGATTTGGTCGCGCAAGTTTCCAAAATGGCAGAGAAGATTGAAGACCAAGAACAGGTCAAGGAAGATATCTTGAAGTCTGCCGACCCACGCCTTGTTGAAATTGTCAAGAACTTGGAAGACCGCGCCACTGCCGCAGAAGCAATTGCTAGAGCAGAGCGTGACCATCGCCTAGACCGCGAATTTGTTAGCAAGGCTTCCGAACTGTCCAATTTGGCAGTAAAAGCCGAAGAATTTGGGCTAGTTCTAAAGACTGTTGCCGACAAACTTACAGCCGAGCAGTACGATGCGATTTGGACTGTTCTAACTTCAGCAAACGCTAATCTTTCTAAGGGCGGTTTGTTTACAGAGTTCGGTAAGTCAACTACAACCGAAGGTGATGGGCCAATGTCCATTATTGAGAGAGCCGCTTCCGCATTGCGGGAAGCCAACCCATCGTTGAGCCGCGAACAATCAATTTCAAAAGCGGTACTTTCGGACAAAAATCTTTACAACCAATATCTAAACGAGGTTAAATAATGTCATACGCAGGGTCACAACCATTTAAGATTTCTCTCAAGGCAGGCGGCGACCTGTCAGCCCTTCAGTTCTACTTCGTTAAGTTGAACAGCGCGGGAGATGTAGTTGCCGTAACTGGTGCTACGGACAAGCCTGTTGGAGTTCTTCAGAACAAGCCAACTTCGGGTCAAGCGGCAGAAATTGTCGTTCTTGGTCAAACAAAACTCAGCGCAGATGCCGCAACCGCGATTGCCGACCAAGTTGGCACTTCGGCAGACGGTCAAGCAGTCGCTCTAATTGCTGGTACTGATACAACTAAGTATGTGGTCGGTGTTTGCCTAGAAACAGCCGCAGGTGCGGCAGTAATCTTCTCGGCACTTGTCAACTGCGCGAATCCGCACCGTGCGGCATAATTTCAAAGAAACAAAATAGGAGAAACTAAGTCATGGCACAACCACAAAATAGCGATGTTCATGTTGACGCAATCCTCACCAATATGTCTGTTGCGTACATTCAAGACCAGACCACCTTCATTGCTGGAAAAGTTTTTCCAGTAATTCCAGTTGAGAAGCAGTCTGACAAGTACTTCGTCTACACAAAGGGCGACTGGTTTCGTGACGAAGCAAAACTTCGTGCGCCAGCAACCGAATCGGTTGGTTCTGGTTACGGTCTGAGCACCGCCACCTACAGCGCCGATGTTTACGCCTTTCACAAGGATGTTGACGACAATGTTCGTGCCAACGCTGACTCCCCAATTGATGTTGACCGTGATGCAACCATGTTCGTCACTCAGCGGATGTTGATGCGCCAAGAAATTGAGTGGACTACGACATTCTTCGCTTCAAGCGTTTGGGATACGGATGTTACCCCTGCGAATTTGTGGAGTGACTACACGGCTTCAGACCCAATTGGCGACATTGAAACTGGCAAGGCAACCATGCTTACAAGCACTGGCTATCTGCCTAACACGCTCGTCTTGGGATACGATGTGTTCCGCCAACTACGCCATCACCCAGACATTGTTGACCGTGTAAAGTACACGAGCGCCGAGAATGTCACGGAAGATATCCTTGCCCGTTACTTCGGTGTAGACAGAATTCTTGTCTCTCGTGTAATCAAGAATACTGGCGCTGAAGGTGCATCTAACTCAATGGCGATGGTTGCTGGCAAACATGCTGGCTTGTTCTATGTTGCTCCAACGGCAGGCTTGCTAAGCCCTTCGGCTGGATACCAGTTCTCGTGGCGTGGTGTTTCAGACGGCTTGGGTGCAAATATTGGAATCACGCGATTCCGCAGGCCAGAACTTCGTGCAGACCGAGTGGAAGCGCAAATGGCTTGGGATAACAAGGTCGTTGCAACTGACCTCGGTTACTTCTTCGCATCAGTTGTCGCCTAATAACAAGAACAGGAGTCTTTCGTGGCAAACCGTTTAACTAAGGGCAAGGGGCTATTCGGCGCTCTTGTCACATCAAATAACGCAACGGTTGGCGGTTCGCTGGCTGTAACTGGAGCATTGAATGTTACTGGCGCTGTAGCGTCAGCAGGTTCGGCAGTAAACATTGCCGATGGAGCGTCAATGGTCGCTACTGGTGCAGGTATTCTTGCTGGCATTAGTACCGCTACTTTGACTCAGGCTCGTACAGTGACAACGGCTACTGCGGCACTTATTCAAGCATCGCTGACTGGTTATGTTGTCGGCAATGTGTACGAGTGGACATATATCAACTTGGCGGCTACTCATGTCGCTACTATTGCTGGTGGTTCTAATGTCACTATCGTTGGTTTGGCTACTGTCGCTGGTTCACAGAGCGCAACATTCTCTCTCCGTATTTCATCGCCAACAGCAATGGTTCTATACCGCAAGTCGGCTTAATTCCAACAACAAGAGAAAGTGACCTTTGTGTCCGAAAAAGATAACCTGCTAGAGTTAGTTACCCCAAAGACAGACATATATGTTGTGTTACGCCCATTTTCAGGCGCAAACGGCTTGTTTATGCGGGGAGAAGTTGTTGATACAAGCGCTTGGAAGCATACGAGTGGCTTAGTCAATCGCCGTTACATTGTGCCATTTCCTTTCGGTGGAGTTATGCCCGAAGAAAAAACATTTCCCGATGGTTCAGTGCGCCGTGTAATTACAAAACCACAGGATGTTATTCCACAAGAAGAGCCACCAGCAAAAAGGGCTTACAACAAGAAGTCATAACGGCTTTCTAAAACTATTCGTCTTGCTATATCATGGTGGTAGGAGCGTGTTATGGCTTGGACATATTCGGGAAACCCTGCGGATTCAACTAAAGATGCAGTTCGTTTTTTGGTTGGAGACACTGATACAACCGACCAATTAATTTCGGATGGGGAAATTGCCTATCTAGCAACCGTTCATGGTGCAGTTAATCGTGTTGCATCGGAAGCCGCTCGTGCCATTGCCGCTAAGTTTGCCAGACTTATGAACCGCTCAATAGGCGGGCTTAGTGCAGATTTCGCGTCAAAATATCGCCAATACCTTGAGTTGGCTGACAACATTCTTGCCAAGGATGAACTGAAGCCAGTGTCTCTGTATATTTCTGGGTTTAACCGCGCCGACAAGGATGCAGTTGAGATTGAAACTGACCGCGAATCAACTTTTGGCAGGAAAGGTCAGCACGATAATTTGCGCTACGCGCCAGCCAGTGACGCGGATTGGGAATACAGGAGGGGCTAGTGGCTATAGACCCCCAATTAAATTCGTTCATGCCGCACACAGTTACCATCGCTCCATATTCAAGCAAAAACAATTACGGCGAAGCGGTAACTGGCGTAACAAGAACCGCCAGTGCTTATGTTGAGCCACTAAAAGTTTTGACGGAAACCAGCACCACGAATGAAGAATCGCGCCCCATGCAAGCCTATATTTCCGATATAACAATCACGCTCAGAGACCAAATTACGCTTCCTGATGGCACTACGCCAGTTATTTCCAGTATTGAGGTTCACACTGCTGTAGCGGGCTTAGAACACACTCTGGTGACATTCCGATGACACTTATCATCGCCAAGGTAATCAGGAGCGACTTCACGAAAGTTGCCAACGCTACAAAGAAAGATGTTGCGGCGGCACTACTTGTAGAAGCCGAGTCAATTATGACTGGGGCTAAAAAGCATTATGTACCAATTATTACTGGTGCTCTTTCAAGAAGTGGAACAGTTTTAGCGCCAGTTATTACCGATGACAATATAAAAGTGACCATGGGGTTCGGTAGCGATACCGTTGCTTATGCCGCAAAAGTACACGAGTTGCCGAATAGTGCGGGGCAACACAAGAACAAATTTCTAAGTAAGCCACTCAATGTTGCGGTTAAGGGCATGGGCGAACGGCTGGCAAAAGCAGTGAAGAGAAGTATCGCACAAACAGTTGGTAGTAAATAACCGTGGCGCTTCTTGAAGACCTTGGCGGGTATCTTGATACTAACTCGGCGTTAGTGACACTTGGAACTAATTTATTCTATGGTCTGATGCCTGAAACGGTGGCTAATTGCGTTACCTTGTACGAAAGTGGTGGAGCACCGCCACTATTTACCCAAGGAACTGTGAACCTCCCAGTAATGGAACGCCCACAACTTCAAATGCTGGTAAGAAATGCCGTCTATGCCACTGGCAGGTCAACTGCCGAAGAGTTATACAGAATTTTGACTGCTATTACTAACCAAACTGTCAACGGCAACCATTATCTGAGGGTGGAAGCCATTTCTGTGCCTTCTCTTATAGAAAGGGATGCCAACAAAAGGGCTGTTTTTTCGTGCAATTTTGATGTTCTTAGAACCCTGCCGTGAATCAGTTAGTAAACCCCTATGGTGACGAGTCAAAAGAAGACGACAAACCTAGGTGCTGGCGCTGTGAGAAATTACTGGCTGAAAAACTGACTAGACCATGGACAATTGTGTGTTCTAGGTGCAAAGCAAAAAATGTTAAAGAGTGACTTGATTTCGTGCTTCTTGTGGCTGTATGTTTGCCTCACAACTTATTCGTGCCCTAGTGGTCATGGCTTGACTGCCAATCGTGCGCTTGTCGCCTCAGTCCTTCCGTGATTGTTTTGGCACATACGGAGGGCATATCGGTGGCTAGTTACAAAGTTCTGGTGGGGCTGGATTACGGCAACCCATCTAAGCGTGTTGAAGCAGGCGATGTTGTTTCTGACCTGCCAGCCAAGTCAATCGGTTGGCTTTCAGAGCAACTTATAATTGAACTTGTTGACGAAGTTGCCCCCACAAAATCAGTAAAAAAAGAATCCCTAAAAGAACCCCTAGCAGAAGTAAAGGGTGAGGTGGCGTAATGGCTTTTATTCACGGCAAGGCGACAAATGTTTTGCACAACAACTACGACTTGAGTTCTTATTTCAATCAGGCGGCGGTTTCTAGGTCGGTTGCTCCCGCAGAAACTTCAACATTCGGCGCTTCGGCAAAAACATATATCGTTGGGCTACAAGACGGAACACTGAGCCTTAGCGGTCTGTTTGATGGTGCGGCTAATGCAGTTGACGAAGAGATAACCGCAATTTTGGGCGTAAACACTGGCGGTATTATTTCAATTGACCCCGCAGGTGCATCATTTATTAAGGGAAGCCGTGTTATTTCTCTAACAGGGAAACTGACTTCGTATCAAATTAGTGCTCCAGTTGGGGATGTTGTTTCAGCATCAGCAGATTTTCAGGCAGACGAAGGAATTGGCAACTCAATTTCGCTTAGGTTGTGGTCGGCAGAAACAGCCAGCACAAACACTGCATCTCACGACAGTGCGGCTTCAAGCGCAGACGGTGGCTTTGGCACTCTTCATGTGACAGCGAACACCATGAATAATTCCAGTGTTTTTAAGGTTCAACATTCTTCTGACAACTCAGTTTGGGTTGACCTTATAACATTCTCAACAGTAGCAACAGTTACATTGGCAAGCCAACGGACAACCGTTGCACTTGGCACTACGGTTAACCGTTATTTGAGAGCCACATCTGCGGATTCTGGCACAGGCAGTATCACATACACAATCAACTTCGCTAGGCGATAAGGAGTAAACAATAATGGCATTTGTACATGGTAAAGCAGGTCATATCTCGGTAGGCGCTGGTAGCGATATTTCAACATATTGTGACCAAGTTTCCCTGCCAAGGTCAGTAGGCACAGCAGAGACTTCAACTTTTGGGGTTTCAGCAAAGACATTCATCACTGGTTTGACGGATGCAACAATCTCGGTTTCAGGCAACTGGGATTCGGCACTTGATGCAATCATCGCCCCACTCTTGGGTGCGGCGGCATCGGCTTGGATTGTTGGCCCAGCAGGCTCAGCAAGCGGTAAGGTCAAGTACAATGGTGATGCTATTTGTACTTCATACCAAGTATCTGCTCCAGTCGGTGATAAGGTAACATTCAGCGCTGATTTTCAAGTAACTGGCGCAATTACTCGTAGCACATTCTAAGAAACCAACAACCAACAAACAACAGGAGAAAAATCAAGTGTCCCTTCGTGACCGAATCCTTCAGGCAAAAGATATTGAAAGTCATAAAACCCATGTTGAGCAGTGGGGTGTTGACCTAGATATTCGTACAATGACTGCAATTGAGCGTAGTCGTCTAGTTTCTTCATGCACAAAAGAAGATGGAACAGTGGATATGGAAAAAATGTATCCAATGCTTCTTATCTCTTCGGTGTATGACCCTGAAACTGGCGAAAAAGTTTTTTCCGCAGAAGATATAGACGCGCTACAAGATAAATCAGCATCGGCGCTTGAGTTTGTTGCCCAGAAGGTAATGGAAGTTTCTGGGATGACGGCTAAGGCGGTTGACGAAGAGGGAAAAGGCAACTAGCCGACCCTGAGTATCGTTACTTTTATATTCTTGCCGAAAGATTGGGCAGGACTGTTGAAGAACTACTCTGGGGTTCGGATGGAACTCTTCCTTTAAGTGCCGATGAACTTATCGGGTGGGCGGCACACGATAAATTAACGGCATGGGAGAGAGACCAAGCGGCTAGGCGGAATAGATAATGGCAATCTCAGTCGGAAACCTTCAGGCAACGCTTGGACTCAACGCCACAAGTTTCACACAGGGATTAGCAACCGCAGGCAAAGCATTTCAAAATACCGCTAACCAACTTAATACTGGCACTCAGAAGATGGGGGCTTTCCAAAAGTCCATGACTGGGGCTGGCGTTGCTGTTGCCGCTCTATCAGTTGGGGTATTAAAGTTTGCCAAAGATTCATTCGCTACTGCATCTCGTGTATCCGAACTAAATGTTGCCATTGATGCAATTGGTAAAGCAACAAAAATCGGTGCGGCTTCTATTCACGAAGCCACCGCTAAAATTCGTGCAAACGGCATTGAAATGTCTTCAGCACAGGAGATGGCGATTCTGTTTGCCAAGGGTAATCTTAGAATGGCAGATGCTTCTAAGATTGCTCGCGTAGCACAGGACTTGGCGGTTATCAGCCAGTCAAACTCAACCGATACCGCAATGACATTATCGTATGCAATTCAAACTGGCAACTCAATGTTGTTGAAGTCGGCAGGAATCACCAAATACGCTTCCGAAGGTTACGCCGCATATGCGAAGGAATTGAAGAAATCAACTAACGCTCTTACTGCTCAAGAACGCCAGCAGGCAATTATTAACATGGTCATTAGCGAGGGCACAAAGGTCGCTGGTATTTATGAAGCGGCGATGAAAGAACCTGGCAAAGTTCTTCGCTCATTCCCGCGACTCGTAGATGACATCAAACTTGCGTTTGGCGATGCAACACTCAAGGGCTTTGCCCCGATGATTCTTGCCGCTTATAAACTGGTGGATGCTTTCAGCAAAGCAATTCGTGAAGGTGGGGCACTGTCTCCAATCGTTGATGCATTAACAAATACGCTGGCTTCTATCACTGGCGCGGTTGCTCCATTTCTAAATAAACTTACCGACACAATAAAACTTCTTGACCGTGGCAAGTTCTCCGCAGACAAACTAAGCGAAAGTATGAAACGGTTTACCCCAATTATTCTTGGTAGTGCGACTGCTCTAAGCATGTTTGGCGGCACAAGAATACTGTCAATGCTTCCATTTTTGGACAGTTTCGGCGCACTCCTAAGCCCTGCTGGCCCAATTGTGGCGGGGATGATGGTTCTTATTGCAACATCTCCAAAACTTCGTAGTTCAATAATGGGAATTGCCGAAGGGTTTGCCCCACTTGTACCCGCGTTTATAAATGTAGCCACAATTGCTGGAGAAGCCATGGCTAACATCACCGAAGCGGTAGCGAATCTTGTTGTTGCTCTAGCACCAGCCGTAACTGGCTTCATTACAATCTTCGCAGTAGGGTTTTTGGCAATCACCAAATACATGCTCCCAGTTATACAGGGGCTATCTGAACTTATTAAGTGGATTTCTGAGAGCACGGTTGTAGTAACGGTACTAGCCGCAGTTATCGGAACGGTATTGGTTGCGAGGGCGTTCGCGGCTGGTGGAGCAATAAGCAAGTTGGGTCTTTATGCCCTTTCCACTACAGCAAAAATGGGCATGATGGGTAAAGTTGCGGCTCTTACCTTTTCGGAAATGAAAAGTTACGGGCTGTCAACTTTTGCCGCGCTCAAAGGTGGAACAACTGCGGCGTTTACGCAAATGTCTGCCTCTGTCAAAGCGTTTGGGGCAACGCTAATGTCTTCTCTTGGCCCACTACTCTTAGTCACTGCCGCAATTTATGTTGCAATGAAACTGTTTACGGCATTTTCTAACAAAGATAAAGACCGAACAGAGCGTACCAAAGAAGTTACGGCGGCAATCAAAGACCAAATTAAAGCATACGATGGAAATATTGCGGCAATTCAGCAGTATCTATTGACTACTGACGCGCTCAACAAGGCGTTAACTGGTACTGGCGAAGAAGGAGACAAACTTGTAGTCGCCTTGGGCGCACTTGGCATGAAGAGCGGCGATGCCACCGATGCGCTTATAGAAATGCAGATAAATACGAAAAAGTATTCACAGGCTGTTGCAGAAGCAAACGGTTTCACCACTGCGCAGGCGATTCAAATTGCCAGCGTTGTTGAAAAATATGACAAGTTGAGCGATGCAGAATTAACTGCCGTACTCAATGAGTTTAAGTTCTCAGACGCAATGATTCGCGCAACACTTGCCCTAGAACAACTTGACGATTCTTCAGAAAATGCAGATTTTGCAAAACTAATAAAGTCTCAAGTAGATGCAACTGTTACCACAACTAAGTGGGGCGCAGGAGTAAAGAAAACCACGGATGAACTTTGGGATGCTAGTTACGCACAAAAAGAATTTGGTTCTGACGCAGAAAAAGCAAAGGCGTACCTAAAACTTTTCAACGAACAACTTGATGTCTACAAAAAATCTGTAGAAGTTTCAACAACGGTTACTGACAAATTTGGCAATGAAATTCATAACTCGGCGCTGGCAATTCAAAAACTAATCACAGATTCTTCAGACGGAAAAATATCGGTAGAAGAATTTGCTTCAGCAATGCTTGGGGCAGAATGGGCAACTCTCAAGAACAATAGTTCGCTTCGTGATATGCAAAAAGGCATGGGGTCTTTAGACGCTCAGATAAAGGCAAGTAAGGGCAACCATGAAAAATTGACGGATGCCGCATACGAACTACAGTCGCAGATGTTGCAAAACTCAACCACCATTTTAGAAAATGGTGGGAATTCAAAAGACGCGGCAGTTATGATGCAGGCGCTTATTGACAATTTTATTAAGAGTGCCGCCGCCGCCAAATTTGGCAAAGAAGAAGTGGACAAACTTCTTGACAGCCTCAAGATACTGGATAATGTTAAGTCAATAGAAACCACGCTTACCATAAATATGGCCGATGCCGTTGCCGCTCTTACGGCGTATATGAAGAGCCTGATGTATCTTGAAACAGGGAACACTGCGGAATCAAAAGAAAAAATAAAAGAACTGTCGCAAGCAATTACCGATGCGCGAGACGCAATGAAGTCAAGCGCCGACTGGACGGGCAAGTTTGGCGACAATTTCAAGTCTCTTGGCGACAAAGCCAAAGATGCTGGCGGGTCAGTTACCAAGTTGAAAGATGTTGTTGAAATATTCAACAAGAAAATCCAGAATCAAAAGTACGCGGTGGATGACGCTAAGAGGGCACTACTTGAATATGCCAAGGCTTCAACCGCAGTGTTGCGCGAAGCAGTTAGTCTCTCGTCCGTCAATAATGTTTGGCAAAAATCAATTGACGATGCCAAAACAGCACAAGAAGAATTTGATGCCGTTCTTGAACAGAAAGCAAAAGATGCTCTGCAAAAAACCAATGATGCAACTAGGAAGTTGGCTGAGGCGAACAATGAATTTGCATCATCGCTAGGTAGTGCGGTTAGTGCAACCTTGTCCTTCACTGGTGTGCTTAATGCTCAGAACGAAGCGATAGCAAACCTAACTAAAGCACAAGAAGACCAGCAATCAGCACAAGATAAATTTGAAGCGTCTAGCATAAGGGCTGGCGAGGCTATAGATGTTGTCACTGCCGCCTATGAAGAACAGCAGGTTGCTCTTGCGGGTGTTGCAACGCTTGAAAACAAAATCAAGAACGCGACATTCAGAACGATTACCCGCGAAGGTTTAGTTGGGCAGTTAGAGAAGGCACAAAAGGAAGCGGAAAAACTTGGCGTAGATGTATCCAAGGCGATGCAAGATGCGGTTTCTGCCACCGAAGAACTTACTCGCGCAGAAATGGACTTGCAATCAGCAATTGACAACACTAATACGGCGGGTAGCAAGCAAATAACTTTCTTGCAGGGGCTTGAAGAGCAGGCTAAGAAGGCACAAACATTCTCTGAAGTTCTTGGCAGGCTGGCTTCAGCAGGTCTTAGCCGTTCCGCACTATCTCAAGTGGCAGAAGCAGGCGCGGATGCTGGAATTATCATGGCTAAAGAGTTGCTTGACGGCGGTGCGGATGCAATTCGCAAGGCAAGTGCGCTTGTTAGCGCAATTGAAGATGCCTCTTCAACAATCACCAACCGTTTCAAAGTAAAAATTGAAGAAGACCAGCCAATTTATAAAAAGGTTGCGCTTAAAACGGCGATGACATTCTTTGAAGCGCTCAAGAGCCAGCAGGGTAAGGCAACTGCGTTTGCTGAAAAAATAAACAAACTCATATCGCTGGGTCTAAAGGGCAGGGCGCTTGAAGAAGTAATAAATTCTGGTGTTGAAGTTGGAACAATGCT